CTCATTTTTTCTACGCTCGCTCGTATGTAATCAAAAAAGTTTTTGTCGTTGCCTGAACCGAAAGCAGCAAGCACGTTCTGGGTTGCTAGGTACTTCACAGTCTCGTCTTTGCTCACGCAACTCTTCTGGGGCAGCAAAATAGTCTGTGCACCTTCGGGGCGTAGCGCCAGCATATGAACCATGTGCTCGCCAGCGGCGTCAAGGATGTTGAGCGGAAATACGTCGTAGCTAATCAGCATCGTTAGCTTCTTGGACTCCGACCCGTCTTCGTTCTCCATGCGCTTCTCGATGTACACGCCACCGTTGCGCCCGTACGCATAACCAAACGGAGCCTCGGGGCGCAGCGCTGTACGTACAGTGTCCGTACCCGTAGGTTGAACATCAACTTCTTTCGCTTCTGTGATGACTGCCGTATCACGCCCTAGCGCCAGCGGGTTTGTGATCTTTCCCCAATGTACACACGTTGTACACACACCGGGGTTCTCCGAGTCAAACTTGGTGCACGGGTAGGGGCCTTTGATCTCGGCCAGCTTGGCGTGCATTCGGTTCTCGTCGTAGGGATGCAACCCGCTCAACCATATAGCTGCGCGTTCACCATCCTCGCACTTCTGAGCAATGCTCAGCATACCGCGCCACAGCGGTTCCATCCCATCGTCGCTGGCATTCGTGGCGTAGAACGCCAACTGATTGCAGCCATTACCCTTCTTGGTAGCCTTGTAGATGTTGCCGAACTTCGTGACACTGTTAGCGAACAACTGCACGCTCGATGCCGAAGGCGCGGTCTTAGGCCGCTGTCCGGGTAGCATGAGGGCGGTGCTCGGCGCGGGTTTCACTTCGTAAGCGGTGCCTGCCAAGTTCGTCTCAAGTACGCCGCGAATGTCCTCGATGTCGAAGAAACCCCCGCTGTGCATGAATCGCACCCTAGTCTCACCCCGCACACGCCTACCACCTTTGACGCCCGTATTAGTTGTTTCCGGCACACGCAGTACTCTTGCCGCATCGCCGGTAACAGTAGGGTCAATGCCAAGTTTCTTCTGTACACACAAGCGCTTGAACGCTTCTGCAACGGGCTTCCACTCAGCGATCTCCACCGCCTCGCGCAGCGGCCAGTATGCGTGCACACCGCCGCCTGAAGCCACTAACCAAGGCTCGCCTAGCCCAGCCAGCCCAACGTCCGTACAGAACTCCATGATGGCTTGCGCCGCCATACGTGCAGATGGGTATGCCTTGGGTTTGAACTCGCCGTTCTCGTCAGGTATGTCCTTCGGGTGATTGCAGTCGATATCGATAGCTATGCACTTTGCCATCTGGGTATTGGCGGCTTGACGCTTGTCCGCGTTGCCAAACGTACTCAGCCCAAAGTAAACATCGAGGTTCGACTTCTTCCAGCGCTCTACCGCAACCTGTGCCTCTTCCAGTGTGTCAACATATACATGCTCCTTCTGTTTCGTAAGCTCTGCCACACAGTATCTACCGTTTCCGGGAGGTGGCAAAACCGCCGCTAGAAAATCAAGCGGTTCCATAGGTATCCTAGGTTATTCTTTGGCGTCTACAAGCTCAGCAAAGCGCTTCACGAGTTCGTCTACCCACTCTGGGGGCAGTTCTCCAGCCGCATGCAGGGTTGCATAGTGTGCCAGTTCTTCGTCAGTCAGCATCCGTGGACTCACGGAGTTAAGTTGTATTCTTTGCATATTCTTCTCCAAGCTTCGTCCGCCGTCTTGGACGAGGACATTATTGTTAGTAGTAGTTCAACGCGGTTCTGGTATGCCACAAAAACATCCTTACCTTCGAACCAGTTGTAGACGGTTTGTCGCGTAACGCCCAGAGCGATAGCGATCTTAGTCACGGGAAAGTCCAAGTGAATGGCCCATCTCCCGAGCTTGTTGCCCATCGTCTTTGGCGACGCCGCAACAACGTCCATTATTTTTTGTGAGTAGGCCATAGGTATAGGTGGGGGTACTCGCTGCGTCTGCGGTCAATTGATTGGCACTAATAACGGCGTACCACCAGCATCCGCTTTCCCCCCCACATATTAAAGGGTCACTCGTCGTCCCAATCAGACACGATGTCTGCGAGGCTAGCCTTAGCTGCAGGAACTGCCGTTGCCTTTGGTGCTGCTTTACGCACTTCGGGTTCAGGTGCAGTGTCCTCTTCCGCTTCAGCCACAGGTGCGGGCTTAGCCTTGGCCTTCTTGGCTGCGGGCTTGGCCACCGGCACATCTTCTTCCTCGTCGTCTTCCTCAACCGCAGGCGCTGGTACGGCCTTCACTGGGGACTTACCAGCGATAACCAGCGGAGCAGCTTTCCCGCCATCCGTTTGGGCTGAAGTAGAAGCAACGGCCTTCTTAGCGTCATCGCTATCGGATTGGTCTTTAATGGTTTCGTACTCGTCGTCGGTCAACCAACGTGTTGGTGCAAAGTGCAGCTTAGGGGACTCCGACTTCGTGTCGAACTTCATGCGCGTCACGATCTGCTCAGGGTTGATCGGGGGGTTCTGGGCAGCTAGGTAGCGGGCGAAGGACTGCAAGGGGTGCTTGTCACCCTCCGCCTTACCGAAGATGGACGTAGCTGGCAACACCATCTGCATGACGGAGCCTTCCATATCGTTGGCCAGCACTACAGCCAGACGCTGTTGGTAGCGGCAGGCGCGGCTATTGCCCGTACCCGAACCGGCTTGGTTCTGTGGGCAACTCAAGCAAGTCTCGGACTGCTTGTTCTTGGCAGAAGCGTCTGGGCGCTCGCCATCGTTAGAGGTGCAGTCGGGTGCGGAAGCTGCAGCATCTTTGTCATAGGCACCAGCGTAATACTGGCGGCTTACTTTTGGTGCGGCCTTGACGATGATGACATCCAAGTAGCGGTCTTCGATAGCAGCAACTTCCTTGCCGTTGTCCATAAGACGGAACACACCACCTTTGATGGATATGCGCTTACCTGCAGCAGCGCCGGAGCCACCGCCTGTCAGGGCCATTGCTGTTTCAGACAGCGTGTTGTTACGAGCAAACGCGGGTACGTTAGCGGGATTGAATAGGGAAATATTGCTCACAGGGTTCTCCTCAATTGGAAGGTTTGGTTACACGGATTTCAAAATCCGAAAACATGTTCAGGCCGGGTGGCACTGAACCGGGGTTCTCCGCTAGGTACTGCGCCATATTGGTCTGGGCAATACGTTTCTCTAGCAGGTCAACGGCTTCGTGCTCAACAATAAAGTCTTTGAACGAATCCCAGTCCTGTGTGGAGTAGCGGGTCTTTTGCACCATCGACACAGTGCCGAAGGCGGTATTAACAGACTTGACGCCAAGCGCCTTCATCTGGTCTTTCATAGCAAATTTTAGCGTGTCTTGCTTTGCTTTCAACGTCTCAACCTTGGTGTCATACTCCTTGGTCAACTCGTCAATCTCTGCCTTTATCTTGCGGTAGACGCGGGCTAATTTATCCATCGGGATCGTTTCTTCAGTCATTTTGCTTTCTCCTTTTCTGTCTATCGTTTGACAAGTGTAGCGTACTTTTTGGCCTCGTGAACTCCTTTCTTAAGAATTTATTTCAGTCTCAAACATTTGCGTGAGGGTGAAGTTATCCACAACCTTTGTGGATAAAGCTGTGAACATCTTCTTTTCTACGGGGCTGCTCTCGATGTGGATAACTGTGACTTTGCCTGCGTTTTGCCCCTTGCGATCTGCCCGTGCAATGCACTGTATGTACTGCTCAACGGACATTAGTGGCCCGTAAAACACCACCGTATCGGCGGCTGTTAGGGTAATCCCATGCGCTGAAGCTTGTGGCTGCATGACCAATACGCGGGGGTCTGGCTCGTTCTGAAAGCGTCTGATTGTGTCAGCGCGTTTGTTGGGGGTTACGCCGCCGTGGATGCAGTCCACAGCAAAGCCTTTGTTGGTGAGATGGTTGTGTATCGTGTCGATGCTACTGCGGAACATAGCGAAGATCAGTACCTTGCGGTCGGTCTCTTCCAGTATTTCTTCCAACACGGACAGCCGAGGTGCGGCGTCAAACTCCACCACGTCCTTGTCATCTGTGTACACAGCGCCGCAGCTTATCTGCAGCAGCTTGCTCAAGCCCGAGGCGGCATTGACCGCCGTGATTGTTTCACCTGCCGCTTGAATCGACATCCTATCTTTGAGCGTGTTGTAGTACTTGGACTGCTGGGGCGTCATGGGCACCAAACGGGTTGTGGTTAGTACGGGCGGCAAGTCCAAGCACTGTGCCTTGGTGAAGCGTATTGCGGGTTGCAGCGCTTCGTGTACGAGGCGTGAGGCTTCGGGTTTTGCCGCCCATTTAAACATCGTAACCTTGTGCATCACCTTGTCGCGCCACGCCGTAAAAAATCTTGGTACCCCATTGGGGTTAACTAGCTTGGCCAAGCCGTATGCGTCTGCGGGGGACTGCGAAGCAGGTGTACCCGTCATCATCCACAGTCGGGTCTCGGGGGTCAGGATGCTTGCTAGCGCCTTCCAGCGCTTGGTTGTGGGGGTCTTGTATGCGTTCGCTTCATCAACAATCACCAGATCGAACCGGCCATCGTTACGCACTTCGTTGGCAATCAAGTTCAACCCATCGTAGTTGGCGATCACAAACTCAAAGTCCTGCTGCACCATCTCAATACGGCGGCTAGCCTGCGCATGGTGCGCTACAACGGCAGACCTGTGGATGACGCTGCTGCTCAAGTCACCTAGCCAAGCGCTCTGCATGATTGAGAGTGGACACAAGATCAAAACACGCCTGACTTTTCCGAGGCTCATCAAGTAGTCTGCGGCCCACAAAGCACTCAGTGTCTTGCCTGTACCCGGCTCGCTGAACACGAATGCTCTACGGTGAATGGTTAGGAAGTCTGCGGTTGCCATCTGGTGCGACATAGGCGTGTAGCGTCCGGGCCAACCGTAACGCCCCGTAATGGGCGAGGGTACATCTTTGACGCCTAGGTTTCGCAGTACCTGCACTTCCTCTAAACCCCAGTACACCAATATCTCAAACGTCCCATCTGTCTCTGATAGGATTTTGTGCTTAGGTATCAGTGCGTATTTATCTGGGTTTCTAGTCTTGAAGAGTAGTGCTTTGTTTTCGATTACTTGCATTTGCTTCTCGTGTTTTTATTTGATGCTGTGATCGCTTTTGCGTGCGTACGACCTGTTTGCCGTTGCGCTCTTGACCCGCAAGTTACTGCGTGTTGTTGTGCCGCCTTTGCTTAGCGCTTGCTTGTGATCGACATCTTTGCCGTCACCTTTATGCACCAGCCCTTCACGCTCCATCATGGCGCGGGCTTTGTTACGTGCTGCACGTTTCTTCTTGACTTCGGGCTTTTGATCGTACGCTGGATAGGCTGCGCGATCTTCCATGTTTTTGTACGGCATGACTGTTCCTTAATGTTTAGGGTGATGTACACAAGTGGTGACTGGGCACCACGGGCAAAGGGGTGAGGCTTTGGGGTTCCACACGCCTGTCTCATGGGCTTGCTCAATACGGGCGATGCGCTTGCGGTATGACCACCATTCACCTTCGGCTTGATCGACACCCACGCTGATCTTGACCATATCGTTTTTCACGACGAAGAGCAATGCAGCGTTGACCTTGCGGATGTGTGGGAAGTGGGCGAACACCATGAGCGCCATGAGCTTTAGCTGTTCACGATCTGGGTACTTGTTGTTGCCTGTCTTGTAGTCAACCACCCACGCCGTTAGGTTGTCATCGTCCATGATGATAAGGTCAGCGATACCGCGAACCCACACATCTTTTGCTACCCAATCGCACGGTTGTAGGTCATGCGTCAGCGCCATCTTATGCTCA